ATTGTACTCATTTAATTTTCTTTTCCATACTTTATAAGGAACTTTCTCATCAGGTAACAACATTTCATCATCTCTTATTAATTGAATCATTCCTTTCCAAGTTTCCTCATTAAAGATATCAATCTTATGAGGTAAGGGCCATAATAGATCAGAACGATCTAATATTCCTTGAATTATTAAAAAATGATTATGATAATCATCCATAGTTTGTTTAGAGTATGTATACTTATCCTCCCATTTCCATTCTTCCTCCTCTTTTTTAGAAGGAAATAATCTAGGAGATATGATTAAATCTGCATATATTCTATATACTTTGTCCCCATTTCGGATAAGAATATATGTATATTTATTGGGTTCATTTAAATGACTATTCATCCAATTAATAGAAGTATACGTTTTATCTTTCCTTCTAACTCTTAATATAACTATACATTTTGGAAGAGGTGCAATTAAATCTAAATGTCCTTCTACTAACCAGTTGTCAAAATCATCTATGTGTTTCCAATCTAACCCTCCGTCTTCTACTACCCCAACTTCTTCATCCATATATAATATTTTTTGAAATAAAGAAATAGGAGTATCCGCAGGTGCACTTATTCCATCTTGTATTTGAACTACTTCTTCATTAACTCCTAAATACAACTCTATTTTACCGATTACTTTATGTATTTTTTCAACTATTGTTATAAACTTATTCTTAATTTTTGTAAGTTGCTGCATTTTATATTTTGCTACTGCTTGTAATAATTGTATTTGGTTTCTTTTGTCCTCATACGTTTTCTCCATACTCTTTAATAAATTTTTATCCATTACTGCTAATGCCGTTTCATTACTTTCTTGAGGGAGGGCTAAATCGAATTTAGACAAATCTTTTATATTATCTTCAAAATCTTTTATATATCGCCTAATCTCATCTATAGATTTAACTCTAGTTAATTCTCCTCTATCCAATTCTCGCTTTAAACTATGATGCCCTTCTAAAGAATACTCTCCATATGCCCCCCATTCTAGTTTATTTAAATCCATGTTATTTAAAATAACATCCATTATATTATCGGTGGGAGCTCTCTCTATAGATATGGTTTTCTTCTTATTGATTTTTGAGATCTTATATAATTCAAACCACTTGTTAGTGGCAGTTCCTAAAAATAAATCTCCAACTTTAAAATCATAATCTTGTAATGCAATTTCTTCTGCAGTTCTATTATCTATAGGGGCTTCTTTTTCGTAAGAGAGGGGAGTCTTTTCCTTTCTAAACTTGGTAAGATTAATAGGCTTTGTTTCCATATATATTCCTCCCGAATATCTTTACTTATATTATACAACAGAATTATAAATGCCCTCCTAATATTTCTGCTATCCAAGACTCTTGTACATGTCTATGGCCTTTTATTCCTTTAAACTTTATTAAGTAACATCTTTCTACGTCCGTTTCTAATTTTCTAGTAGATATTACTTTCCCTCTAGTTTTTAATTTTATATAAGTATTATTTTCTAAAAGGAGAGAGGGGTGATTATTGTCTAATAATAGTACAATTGAGTTATTATTAATAATAGGTCTTTCAAATCTTTTTATTTCCATAACTATCCTTTGTTGTTTGTCCTTTATTATACAACGGAATTAATAAAATTTAATATTCTTTCCTTTACACTATTAATATCCTTTATAATTTCTTCCTCCCAAATTATAAGACAGTTTACTCCTATTTCTTTATAACATGTTGTCAATTCCTGTACTTCTTTTTCAAAATGAAAATAATTTTTTCCTCCAAAAACTTCTATAACTTTATGTGTTCTTCTGAAAGGAGTTACTATAAAATCTGGATTTTTATAAACCCCATTTTTAAATCTTTTCCAAAATTGCCTATCCCCTGTATACTTTACTCTTTTTATATTTAAGTTTATAATATCCTTTTCTATTCCTGTCGGTCTCCTCTTTTGAAGAGATAAAAAGTTTTGAACAAATAAAGAATCTTTAAATCGTTCCTTTGCATTAACTTTATTTTTTTCTCCTATTTTTCTTTTTATTACTATAATTTCCTCCTTTGATTTAGATTTTGTCCAATGTAATATTTCCCCCTTCTTATATCTTAATTTAAGAGTTTTAGAAATACTTTCTTTATTTGGTATATATGTTTTCTTCCTTCTGTCTATAGATTTCCTAACTCTAGGATCTTCGAGACCTAATCCTTTATTCCACGGAGGATTTTTATTGTTTGCTAAAAGATGACATTTCTTGTTTCTTTCAGAAATTTCACTTTCCTTAAAATACTTTTTCCAAACATTAAGTACCCCCGTCCCCGTCATAGGAACCTTTAAAATAGTTCCAACCCTCTCCGAGGAGAATTGTACTTTTAAGAAAAATTCTTTAACCTCATTATATGTTTTTATAAGAAAAAAGAAATGCTCATCAGGAAAATAGTTTCCCGATATATGGGACCATAAACTTCTAATAGATGTATATTTTTTATTGCAAATAGGGCAAATAAATGTATTCATATAGATATAATACAATAAAAAAAGGGATATGAACTTAATCATATCCCTTTAATTTTAAATTAATTGATACTTTAATTAATTATGACTTCCTACTGCAACTCCGTTTGCATTAACACTAACCATTCCAATATTTTCGTAGCCTACATATCCTATAGAAGCTTCTTCTGGTTTATCATTAGGCATTAACATCACTTCAGTTCTAATAGGCATAACTCCAAAGAATCTAGGTTCAGTATTAGCATAAACAACTCCTTTACCAACCTTACGACTTACTATAATATCAATTCCCCAAATTGTACCATAAAGACCTGTTTCTAAAATTTCTCTCATCGATACTGGATCTAAATCCGTATTATCCCAAGCTCTAATATCTTTGAAAGAATCATATCTCATTAAGAAACCGTAACAAGGAAGATCGTGATCCATTACTACAGAAGATAAATCATTCATAAAGTTTTTATCACAACCAGTTGCAGATGGAGTAACTGGATTTGCTGTTAAGTTACCAGCTACTGTAGTTGCGAGTAAAGCTAAATATTGTTCATCTTCGATTTCTTGAATTTTAATTCTAATTTTCTCTTGTGTACGATCGAGAATATTAAAACGTCTTTCTTGGATCTCTTTTAAACGAATACTAGCCGGTGCAAAAACTTCCCACGTAGTAGGTTCAACATATTCCCCTTCTACTAACCATTCATTTACACTACCGCGTTTAGAAACTACATATGCTTTAACATCAATGTCTTTATCATAGCGAGCTATTTGACCTTGTGCTAAAACATCAATTTCAAAGAATTTTCTAGCTGTACCTACATAATCCAATTGCGTTCTAATAGGTACTGCCATTTGTGCACCAATAGCTTGACGACCACCTTCAGTTAATAAACTATTCCAAATTTCATCATTATTGACTACACTATTAGAATAGTTTTGGTAAGAATCAATAACTTCCCCTGCTTCTTTTTTTAATGCAAAACCTACTTTTGGCTTTTTCATTTTATTACTCCTTATTTAAATAAACGATTTTTTTTTATTAATCGTAAGAATTATAGAAAAAATTTCTATAATAAGATTAAATCTACTGCTTAGTTGCGGAGGTAGGACTTGAACCTACAACCTCCGGGTTATGAGCCCGACGAGCTACCAATTACTCCACCCCACAATTTAAAATTTTCAATATAAAAAGAACTTATTATAAAGGGGTTAAATTAATAACCCCTTTATATATTTTAACTTAAATTAGAATCTAGTAATTAATCCTAATGTATAGTTGTTTGTTGCAGATGGAACTGTAACTACTTTGCCATAAACAGAACCAGTAGCTGTAGTTGTCCATTTAGCATTAGAACTAATATAAAGACTCTGTCCCGGAACTGCAGATTCAACAGCAGATTCATAAGCTCTAGTAGCAGAACTAGCCGCAACTTCTTCACTATGATCAATTTCTACTTTTGTTCCAGAACCATATAAACAAGTTACTAAAGAACCAGTCGGAGGTGCATTAAGTTCATCTTCATCATCCGCTAATAAAAACATTGTTTCATCAGTGATAGCTAACTCTACGTTAGCTCCAGTAGAATCTAATGTACCAACTTGACCAGGTAACCAACCAG